AGTTAAACTTATTGGTTTTCCACCTGGATGATTATCAAGTTTGATATTAAATCCAAGCATAGCGTCTTTTAAATTAACGGAAAGGTTAATATGTAAATCATTACCCTGCCAGTCGTAATCCAAACTTTCAGTACGTAGCAAATTCAAAACAACATCACCTGGTTCATCGTAATCGGCTGAATCAGAGCATTCCCCAGCAAAGCGAATCTTCTCACCATCGCACATACCAGGTTCAATCTTCGCATATAGTGTCTTTTCCGATGCTTTATATTTCTTACCGTTACACTCATGGCAAACCTGTATAATACGCTTTCCATCTCCATTACATTCATTACACTGTTGCGTACTTTGTTGTATCATTCCTGGCCCGAGTTGCCGAATAATAACTTTCATACCCTGTCCTTTACAACCACTACAGGATTCTGATTTTAATGCTCCAGAGGATTTACATAATGTACAACCTCGCTGTTGATGAAACTTAACAGGTATAACACGCCCTTTATAAAAGTCGGCAAGGCTTAGTGGAACATCGTGGGTCTTATCTGGTCCACGAGGAGCTTTACGACGTTGCCCCCGAGCACCTCCGCCTCCCATTCCAAACATTTCACTAAATATACCACCAAGTCCCCCGCCACCACCAAACCCGAAAGGTATACCGCCACCACCAAATCCGAAAGGCATACCACCCCCAAACATCTCGGCAACGTTTATTCCACCAGCTCCTTCTTGATCTGCCCCGGTCATATCGTATATGCGACGGCGTTCTGGGTCAGTTAAAACCTCTTTAGCATGATTAATCTCCTTGAATTTTTCCGGATCGCCACCTTTATCAGGATGATATTTGATAGAAAGTTTTTTATAAGCTTTTGAAATGTCCTCTTCACTAGCGTTTTTATCAACACCTAGGCAATCGTAAAGTGACATTAATCCTCTATAATTAAAAATGAACACCGGTTTTAAGTAAAAATAAACCCGGTTATTTCGGTAAAATAAAACAGATATATTAACGGTTATCTGAACTAAGGGAAAACAGATATAAAGTAATACTGGTTTATTTAAAAAATAGAAATGGCTAGTGATGTGACATATGTATCCGCTTTTTACAATATTTACGATGCTTTGAAAGACGAGTATCTTGAGTATTTTACAAAATTTCTGGAGCAGGGTTTTCCAACAATTCTTTTTCTTGATATTTCCCTTACAGAATGGGCAAAACGTCTATCATCGTATAGTAATTTAAAAATTATACAAAATAAAAATTTCGCTGATTTGCCACTGGTTACTCAATTTCCAGAATCCACGACAAAACTGCCAGAACATCGCAACACAAAGAAAGACACATACGGTTATCTTATTTTGATGAACAGTAAGATACAGTTTGTATATGACGCTGTTACAATTGCTCAAACAAATAATTTAGCATGGTTTGATTTTGGCATGATGAAGTTAATCAAACACCCCAAAATCTTGTTTTCAAAATTACAAAATGTTACTGTTCCCGAAGACAAAGTATTGATGCCAGGATGTACCCCTCAGAATAAGGTGAATTTTAATAATGTACATTGGCGATTTTGTGGCTCATTATTTTTTGGAAATAAAACCACAATTGATAAATTTTACACGTTGAATCAAGCATATATGCAAACACTTCAAGCACAGAAGGTGTTAACATGGGAGGTAAATGTCTGGGCATTAATTGAACATGATAATCCAACTTTATATAAATGGTATAAAAGTGATCATAATGACGAAATTGTCAATTTCCCTATACATGGCAATAGAAGGGTTATTGTAACAATTATGATTAAAAACGAAGAGCGTATTATTAAACGCTGTATATCAAATGCTCTTTCAATTGCTGACGCATTTTGTATATCAGACACTGGTTCGACCGATGACACAGTTAAAATACTGGAAGAGTTTCTACCGACACTTCCTGTAAAAGCAAAACTTGTTCAACATACCTGGCAGAATTTCGGCCATAATAGAACCCTCGCGTATCAAGCCTCTCAAGCATTATGTAAGGAGCTTGGATGGAATCCAGAAACTACGTACGCCCTGTTAGTGGACGCAGACATGAATTTCGTAATGACACCAGATTATAATAAAGACGCAATGACTGCAAATGGATATCGCCTTAAACAAAAAACATCAAGGCTTGAGTATTATAATACTCGTTTGGCAAAAATTAGTTACCCTTGGCGATGCGTCGGTGTAACGCATGAATATTGGGACGGAGCAGAATGTGAGCCATTGGATACAATATATATAAACGATATTGGAGACGGAGGATGTAAAAACGATAAATTTGAGCGCGACGAACATCTATTGCTAAAAGGCCTTGAAGACGAACCTAAAAACGAACGCTACATGTTTTATCTTGCTCAGACATTAAAGGATTTGAAAAAGCTACCAGAGGCAATTGACATGTATAAGCGACGTATAAATGCTGGTGGCTGGTATGAGGAAGTATGGTACAGTATGTATATAATAAGTAAGCTTTATTATGAACTGGGCAACATGACAGAAATGGAGTATTGGGGTTTAAAAGCCTATAATTCAAATAAAAATCGTTCGGAAAATATCTATTTTTTAACAAAGGTTTTTAGAGAAAAGCAACAATATTACAAAGCATGGCATTATTTACAAATCGGACTCGCCATTAAAAAGCCTAACGAACTGCTATTTTTAGAGTCGGATGTATATAATCACTTATTCAAGTACGAAAAGACTATATTAAATTATTACATACAACCGCATAGACAAACGGACTCTATGCGTGATATTATTGATTATTTGAATCACCATGGTGGCTCAACTTATTCCAATTTAAAATACTATGTACAACCATTAAAAACTAAAAATGTCTCCCCGTTATCTTTTCCCGTCTATGACGATTATGTAGCAACCTCTACTTCAATATTGAAAATAGATGATAAGGATAATAAATACAGACTAAATATAAGATATGTAAATTATCGTATTCAACCTGATGGGTCGTATTTAATGGTATTGGACGGAGAGGCCAGTCGCAATAATCCGGTTAGAACGCGTAATTTCACTTGTATAGTAAATTCGGAATTCAAGCCAATTTCCACATTAACCGAAATGATAACATCGTTTCCTCCTAAACGTTCCGTCCATATAGAAGGGTTAGAGGATTTGCGAATTTATAAGGATAGTGATGGTACAATTAAATGGTCAGGTACTTCCATGGAATATTCCCATGACGGGAAAATAAGGCAGATCATGGGTACTTACAATACGGACGATTATACGCTAATAAACCCAGTTTCCTTAAGGCCACCGAAGCCTTCTGACTGCGAGAAAAACTGGATTCCATTAGGTGATAATATGTTTATTTATTGTTGGTATCCTTATACTATAGGAAAGATAAAGGGCGACATTTTTATTCCAACGCTAACTCAAAACCTTCCTAGGTATTTCGAACACATGCGTGGCTCGTCAAATGTAGTAGAGTACAGAGGCTCCTTATGGACACTTACGCATAGTGTAATGTATTCTACACCACGGAAATACTATCATCAGCTTATACGCCTAAATAAGGACTCTAAGAAAGTGGAAGCCTATACATATCCATTTTATTTCAAGACGAATCATATTGAATATTGTTTAGGCATAGAGCTTAAAAACGAAACATTATATGCGATTGTATCACAAAATGACGCAAATCCAATCTTAGTAGAGGCACCGCTAATAGACTTACGTATGTACAGCGTCTAAATAAGAAAATTTTGTGTTGGATGTATTTGGTACCAATTACAAGGGTGAGCTGGGTTGTTTGATCTGAAAAATTTAATGTATTTTATAATTTATATTATGTAAAACTACAAAATATAAGTTGAATAAATGGTATTAAATCAAACAACTCAGCTCGCCCTGATAGTACCGAAGTTGTACCCCAAAGGGGGTACAACTTCGGTACTTACTGGTACTTAAAATCGGTACTGACAAGTACTTAAATTCGATACTTCACGGTACACTTTATTCAATTTATATTATTTAGTTCTTACATAATATAAATTATAAAATACCTTAAATTGTTCAGTTCAAACAACCCATATAGCCCTTTAAATAATTTTATAAAACATCCTTTATTTCCTCTACCAATGCCTTAATCTTGCGTTCTTTATCATCTGTCCAGTAGTCCTTTGCTTTTTTTATATGAAACCGACAACATTTAAATGGACGCATAGCTTGCGTAAAAAGTCGCCCCCGTGTAAAAGCTTCGCGTATAAGCCGTTCTAATTCCGAGGTTCCAGCAATCGGCATATAACCAATCCACCCACCATCCGGAATTGCAGCGGAGTAATTAACCACGCCTGTCCCAGACTTTTTAATTTTCCTCTCATCAAACATAAATATTAGTTTAAAATCCGGATCTACAGTTTTACCAATAAATAGTTTATAATGGTTTGCCGGTTTTTCGCTTGGCTCAATGGGTAATTTATATCGCTTGTTAGTTCGCAACGCAACAGCCTCTAAAGCCCCATAATCGTGCTCATCTAAGCGGTAGGACGGATTCATCATGTCTTTTATAGGTACTTTCCGTTCTATAGAACTTCTAATGTGCGTATCTAAGGATTCGGCGTTATAGCAAAAACCCGAGCCAAGTCGAACCAAAGAACGCATTTCTTCAAGGGTACCATCCATATAAGGTTCCATTGTAACGGGGTCATCTTGATTTTTACAATGCTTCTGAATCCATGCTACCATATCCTTGCGTAATAAGCCGGGGGGCATTATCGCGTTATCGCGTGGGTTTCCAGCTTGTAAGGCTATAGACTCCTTTAAAACCGGCGTTACTGCTACAGACAACGGGTTTTTAACAATCAAATGTTCTTTCGGTACAGGCGTCTTTATTTTTCTTGTCATAGCACGCAATCGTTTTTGTTCAACTGAAGCGACAATAGCCTTAGATTCACCGTACGCTTTTCTAAAAACGGTTTTCAAGATACATCTTCTTGAACCAGGATGCGGATTCCACACCTTTCCATCAGGACAAGGTAACTGTGATTTACCCTTCGAGCCAGGGCGTAAATTCAGCCGTAAACAGCGTTTTGATGCTTCTGAATAATATTGTCCAGCCGGACAAGACATATCTATATAATTAGCAGAATATAGCGTAAAGTATCTGCCATGTCTAAACCGGATAGACTTGTTTCATCTAAGGTTTTTACACCCGTGCTCAGCACCTTCGGTGAAATTCGCGGGTTAGTAGCCAGCACTTCATTCAAAATAGCCACAATTTTGACAATAATTCTTAGGAATTATTGTCAAAACGCCAAATTAAAATGAGCACTGGTCTAAAATATTATCAGGGCAAATACATTTGTTTGATTTAATACCATTTATTCAACTTATATTTTGTAGTTTTTACATAATATAAATTATAAATACCTTAAATTTTCAGATAAAACAACCCTGCACACCCTTGTAGTATATATTGAAGGAAGAATTCCGCACAAGTTTAACATTTCATATTTACCCGGATGTTAATTTGAATTATAATTTTAGGTTAAATTATCTATTTAAAAACAACATATATATATATATTAAAACAAATGCCCTATTTCAAAAACGATGAGGTTAATATACTATTAATCCATATACCAAAAACCGGTGGTACATCGTTAGAAAAGTATTTTTCGGCAAAATTCAATATCCCCATAAGTTGTGACTTACAGGGTAATAAAGCTTTGTTTTGGTATTTAGATTTAGGTGAAAAGCATAGAAACAAAATAGATATACGCTCTTCTTTACAACATTTAACTTACAAAGAAATACTGAAATATAACCACTATTTCAAAGTTGATATGAATAATTTAAAAATAATAACAATTGTAAGAAACCCGTACACAAGATTAGTGAGCGACTTATTTTGGTTTGATATTATTAACATGAAGTCAACTAAGGAAGAGGTTTTTAAAAAATTAGAGATTCTACTATCTGATTATAAAGGGGCTCATGATTGTCATTTTTATCCACAACACATATTCCTAATGGATGAAAACGAAAAATTATGCGATAATATTACACTTATGCGAACAGAAACATTAAATGACGATATGAAAAATGCCGGTTTTTTAGATTTTAATAAACAATGGCATAAAAGCAAGGAGGTAAAAAATATACATGACTATTTAAATATGGATTCTATAAATTTGATAAATAATTACTATGATAAAGATTTTAGATTGTTCAATTATAAAAAACTGATAGAATAGTGAAAACAAAGCATCTACAATCTACTTCCCATAAACGAAACAGAGTATGCTGGTATTATTGTGTTCGTTCGCATTACCGGCCAGTGCCGAAGTTAAGTATCCC